TCAAGAGCTGGTGCATTGCCAGCGATAAGAGATACAAAAACTACTCAGCTGCATTTAGAAATTCGTTTGAGTGGAGCACCGCAATTAAAAAAGGAGATTACCATGCAGAAACTTTCCGCCCAGCTAACAAGCCTGGAAAAGCGCAAGAGGCCCGTAGAGCCATCCAGGAGGCTATGTTCGGTTAAAAGGGATGTGGAGCTACCTTTACAAGAAGATACGCGCTCTAAGGGGCTTTTAGGGGATTCCCTAGCTATGTTTTACAACTCTTTAAAGACCTACGGAAAGGATAGGAGTCAGCTAAAGCAACTGACAACGATGTTCCTTTGGGCTCTGGCTGATTATCCTTATTCAAAAATACAGAACGCTTTACGCTTCTACGCCAAGAACTACAACGAAATGCCAACTCCGGCAGATATTGTTTCAATAATTGAGCGAAATGGAAAGCCACCATTTGATAAAACGGTTTACGTTGGGCTAAGGCAAAAGCCTAAAGAGGACCTACTTGATGAGGAGTGGGAGTATATTCGAGAGTATGAGAAATGGTCAATAAGCGGAGGGCAGTAGGATGATAACTAAATTCCACCTTCCAATCCCAGTAAGCGTGAATGCCTTGTATAAAATAGCACGCAATAGACCGACACTTTCGCGAGAGGCTAAATTCTGGGAGCTAGAAGCTTCATATAGCCTTAAAAGCCAGGGGATATTGACGTCTCCAGCCGTGGAAAAGAATGTCGGTTTGGTGAAGGACTTTATTCGGTCAAATAAAAGGCCTCCTAATATCCACGAAAGAAGCAAGCTTGATAACGTCAAGTATTACGTAACCTATTGCTACCACTTCAAAGACAATAAACTTAGGGATGTTGGCAACTTTGAAAAAATACTATCCGACCTTCTTTGTGACCATAACGTCATGCTAGATGACAGTATGATAAAGAGAAACCTTAAAATACATGGACATAACGACAAAGAAAAACCAAGAGTTGAAATAAACATAAATAGTATTGACATAGGTTGATATGTGTATTAATACAGTACTATAACTTAAAAAACTAAAAGGAGTGATTTTATGCGTCTTTACGAATTTAAAACGAGAAGGGATATAAATAATCCAGATGATCTAGAGAGCCTGGAGGATATAGTATCATCCATACAGGATTTTACTGATAAAGTTTTTGATTGGGTAGCCCCGCTACAAAAATACGAATTTTTAAACGAGCTTAGGGCGCTGGAAGATCAAGCAACAGCAGCTTTAGATAGGCTTCGCCTTATTAAAAAGAGTAACGACCATCAGGAAAAATTGAAGATGGACGAAGAAGACGAGAGATGGGAGAGGGAAAATGCATAATAATGGAAGTGTTGTAAAAAGCTTCGAGGCTTTTATCCCGGCTGTGATTGGCTTCTTGGCCATAAGCGCTATAGCGTCGTTGTTTTTATGCGTCGTGTATGTTGGAATAGAGAGGGAGATTGCTCGGGTTGAGGCTCAGGCTGATTATAATTGCATGTACTATTCGGAACATATAAAAGAGCTTTATGGCAGGGATTCGTGTGATACTGTATTGACTAATGTAAGAAAGTTTAACAAAAAAGGTGTATTATGATTACTCAAAAACAATTTGATGAGGCTGCTGAGGCTTGCGCTGCCATTTATTCTTCTTTTATTTTATCTGATGCTAATTCTGCCGCTGCTGCCTCCGGCGCTGCCAGTGGTTCTCCAAATGCCGCTTCCGATGATGATGTAGAAAACAAAAAGAAAACCGCCGATATATGTCGTAAATATCTAAAGGTACCGAATTCGACACCTTTAAAACAAAAAATAAGAAAGAAGGACCTACTTAAGCGTATCCAAAGGTTGGAGAATATAGTTTTAACGAGGGAGGGTAGCAATGACTGAAATGAAATATAATCAAAAAGAAAAAATAAAATTACTTGCAGAAGTCAGGTTGAGACAGATAGATAGAGCTGTTTTTTGTGAATTTGACCGCATTTTTGGCTTAGGAATGAATTTTAAAATTATTAAAGAGGAGAATGACAATGGATATTAAAACATACATATCAGAAAAAACACAAGGAATTGAGGCTGAGTTAACTTATTTAAATGGCCGATTTAATTCTCTAGAGCATTATATGCATAGCATCGACGCGAAACTGGGGGTCGTAAGATTTTCTAACATACAAATAACAGGGAGCTCTTTAAAGCTAGGGGTGGATCAAAGTGATTATTAGATATACAGTATCTTTATTTTTATTAGAGGCATGCGCTTTGGGTGTTACTTACATTATGTCTCCGTCCCTTAGTGATGTAAACTTTGATATCTTTCTTTATATAAATTTGATCGTATTCTCACTATTATTTTTAGTGACTGGATTGTATTTTGCGGGAGTCTTTGATGAAGATAAATTTGATAAGATAGATCCAGAAACAAGCAAAAGGATAACGCGCATGGTAGAGCAGAAGCTAGAAGAAATACAAGATGAGGTTATTAATATTTGTAATAACAAAAAGAAGGGGTAGCAGTGGACAATAAAGATGAACTACCTTTAGTTGGGTCTTGGTTTACAGGGTATTCCCCGACAGGGCATATAGACGAGTACAGGGTTGAACAGAGTAGTGGCGGGGACCTTTATTTAAAAGGTAGGTTTGGCAAGGATATGCCTATCTCACACATAAAAAAATGTAGGAAAGGAGGGATTTTGAAATGACATACCCCAAGCGAGGAGGGCCGCGAGAAAGGATAAAAAACTGCGGGTGTTTTTTAGAAAAACATAGAGAGCTAAAGGCTTTAATGATTGAGGCGAATGCAAATTATAGGTCTTTATTTGAAGATGATGATAAAATTTGCCTAATTATACGCGATGTTAATAGAAAACTAGAAGAAATAGATCCAAGTTCTTATGGAGATTTTTCTATATCCTATCACCCATCCGCCATCGACACCGCCTCTATCTTCCGGGAAAAAGAGGATGAAGTTTTGATAAAGAAAATTAAGGATAAGGGCTATAATGACATAGATATAGCTATAACAAGCATTGTGGGTAGTCAGAATAATCTGTTAACAATAGCAAAGCTTCTTTATGTGATGCGCATAGGAGATAAGGGGGATTGTGAATTAGAATGCAACTACAGGATTTTAAAATGAGTGACTCTAAAAATGAGATTTTATCGGGGAGGATAATATGTTTGGATTTATAATAAATACTGCCCTCAGCCCAATAAGAGATGCTGTTGATATACTAGATGGATTGTCTGATGGGGAGCTTAGGGAGAAAGCAGCTGTGCGCCTTGGTGTCGATATAGTAGCTGGAATGACGGCAGGGGAAATATTAGATTACCTGAAAAATTTGAATGATTAACGAAAAGAGGGGTTACTTACGCATGACTAAAAAACAAACAGGCTATCCGGAGTTTAAAGGACTAGGGTTAAACGAAAGGCAACAGGAGTTCGTGAAGATTTATTGCAGGCCCGATAACAACTACAATGCAACAAGAGCGTATGCCGAAGCCTATGGTTATGACCCAGACAAAGAGGGGTATAATACATGTGCAGTAGAGGCAAGTAAGTTCCTAAAGAAGCCTAATATTCTTAAGGGTATAGACATAGAGCGCGAAAGATTTATTGGAAAGCATGATGATATAGCAAGGTTTGTGCTCAAAGAATGGATGAAGATGGCTCAAGTTGATGTTACTGATGCTATGGATATTACTGGTGCCGTTGCTTTTATTAAGGATATAGACGACATACCCCCGCACGTTAGAAGTTGCATTAAAAGCATTAAGACTGGAGCTAATGGGGTAGAGGTTACGTTCCATGAAAAAACAAAGGCCCTGGAGAGTTTGGCTAAGGCGCTTGGTATGTTCGTGGAGAAGACTCAGAATGTTAACGAGGAATATGAAAGTTTAATTGATAAAATAGCAGCTAAAGATGAATAGACATGAGGGAAATGTATGAATAAACTATCAGTAGCCCAACGCTTATTCACAGACCTAAAGCTATACGCCGAGAACCAGTTAAAAATAAAACCTAAAGTCGGCGCTCTTATTCCATTCAAATTCAACAAGGCTCAGGAGTACCTTCATTCAAGACTTGAGGAGCAACTGGAGAGAACTGGCAATGTTAGGGCTATCATACTAAAGGGTAGGCAACAGGGATGTAGTACCTATGTGGGCGCGCGGTTTTACCATAAGTGTGTGACGAACAAAGCGCTGCTAACGTTCATATTTGCGCACGATACCGAGGCATCCAGTAGTTTATATAATATGGTTAAGACTTATTATGACGAATCTTCTGACCCATCATTCAGGCCAATGCTTGGAACAAGCAACTCCAAAGAGCTTTTATTTCCCAACCTAAGAAGCGGATACAAAGTAGGAACCGCCGGAACGAGGGGAATGGGAAGGTCCAAAACGTTCCAGCAGATCCATTGGTCAGAAGTTGCCTACTCCCCAAACTGTGATGACCACGCGGCTGGGATCCTACAGACCGTGGCGGAGGAGAGCGGGACGGAAATAATACTAGAAAGCACCGCTAACGGTCAAGGTAACTATTTTCATAGAGCATGTCTTCAGGCTATGTCTGAGACGGAAGAGAGTGACTTTGAGCTGATATTCATCCCATGGTACTGGCAAGAAGAATATAAAAGAGATGCAGATGGGATAGATTTAGAGCAGCCAATTGCAGATCAAAACTTTACAAGTGAACAGGAGTATTATGACCTCTTTGAAAAAGACGGGCTTACTCTTGAGCACTTAGCCTGGAGAAGGAAGAAAATAAGGGATGACTTTCAGGGGGACACAGAAAGGTTTCAGAGAGAGTACCCATTTACGCCCATAGAGGCGTTTGAATCATCTGGGGAGGACTCATACATAAAGCCGATGCTTGTCAGAAGGGCTCGGGTAACCAAGCCAATACACACTAACGAGCCGCTTATTATGGGTGTTGACCCAGCCAGAATGGGGGGGGATAAATTCAAAATAACCCACAGGAAGGGGAGAAATATAACAAAACATGAAACCTACCCACCAATGCGGCTGGACCAGAGTGCCACGCGGCTTATCCAGGATATCGAAAAGTACAAACCATTCTGTGTGAATATAGACGCAGGCGGGCTAGGAGTTGGCCTTTATGATTCTTTAGTGGGAGCTGGTTATGCTCATGTTGTTAACAAGGTGGACTTTGGGGGGGCGGCCCTTGATTCCATGCAAAATAAAGATATGACAGCGCAAATGTTTAGGTGGGCGAGGGACTGGCTGGAGGACCTTCCTTGCTCTATGTCAGCCTTAAGCGAAAGGGATGCTCAGGCTATACAATCTCAGCTATGCGCTAGAATGCATGATTGGCATAATAACAGCGTACTCAAGATGCAAAGCAAAAAAGAGTTTAAAAAAGAGTACGGATTTTCACCTGATGATGCGGACGCGTTCTTACTTACGTTTGCCAAGAAGGTGTCTCCTAGCACTAAGGGCAGGAGGCTTACGGAAACTTATGTGGCACCTACGGAATGGAGTCCATTTGAATGATGCTTGTTAAGTTTAATCCTGCTCATCTAAATTACTTTTCCATCCAAAAAGAGCAAGGTTACATGTCTGGCCTTATGGAGGATGAGTCTTATCAAGAGCTGATGGTGTCTAACGGAGCAATGTCGATTGTATCTGGGGGAAGGGTACTTCTAATCGGCGGGGTGTTAGCAAAAACAACAACAACAGGGGAGGCGTGGTCGGTCCTAAGTTGCGAAATTGGAAGGGAGTTTGTAACCGTAAGCAGAATTGTGCATGACTTTTTAATGCAAAGTGGTTATATTAGAATGGAAACAGCCGTAAGAAGAGATTACGTTAAGGGGCACAGGTGGGCAAAGCTGCTTGGGTTCGTTAACGAAACCCCCTCTTCTGGCATGAGGTATTACGGGTTAAATTTGCAAACTTATGACATGTACGCTCTTTATAATGTAGGGGCTATCAAACAATAAAAGAGGATATAGCTATGGGCGGATTTTTTAGTGGGCAAGATAACAGCGCTCAGCTTAGAGCCGAAAAAAGATTAAAAGAGCAAGATAGGAAGCTTGCCGAGAAAGAAAAGCAGCAGAAAATATCTGAGGCTGCTCGACGCAAATCAAGATCGGGAGGTGGGTCTGGAGGCTCCAAGGGGCTGTTATCTGGGCTTGAGACAGGGGTAGAGGAAGAGGGAACTAGAAGTAAGTTAGGTTAATATGGCTAAACTTGATATAGATAAACTTCTATCCAGGGCCGAGAAGGGGTTCCAGGAGCGTGAGGTAAATAGGCAAATGTTTGAAGATGCCTATGAGTACATGCAGCCCTATAAAAATACTTTTAACAAAAGGGGCGGGACGCATAATAAGCCCACTATTCAGTATGATAGCACGGCAATGCATTCGGCTACAAATTTTGTCAATACCATGCAAGCTAATTTCACACCGGTGTTTGCAAGGTGGGCTGAACTAAAAGCCGGCCCGGGCATACCGGAGGCCCAAAGAAAAGGTTTAAACAAAGACCTGGAAAGAATAACGGACGTTGTGTTTGCCTATCTTAACTCATCAAACTTCAGTACCGCATCGGCGGAAATGTACTTTGACTGGGGTATTGGCACTGGAGCGCTGTGGCTTCACGAAGGAGACGAGAAGCAGCCGCTGAACTTTGTTGCAACTCCTATGAGCGAGATGGGGATTGTGGAGGGAAGGTTCGGAACAGTAGACGGAAGATTCAGAAAATTTAATATTAAAGCGCGCCTGGTAGAGCACAACTGGCCTAACTTCAAAGTAAATATTGGAAGTGACCTTAATCAAATAAGGAAGGGAAATCCAGATGAAGAAATAGAACTTATAGAGGCTTGTTACTTTGATTACGAGGAGTTCCTCTGGAGGTATGAGGTTATATGGGACAAGTCCAAGGAAAGGATTATAGAGGAATCGTTTACAGAAGAGATATGCTTTACCCCGCGTTGGTCTAAAATACCTGGATATTCCTTGGGCATTGGTCCGTTCGTATTGGCTATGTCGGATACAAAAACGTTAAATAAGATGAAAGAATACATGCTGATGAACGCAGCTCTTTCCGTGTTTGGTGTCTATACCGTAGCTAGTAATGGAGGGTTTAACCCGAATAGCGCAAAGATAGCTCCGAATGCCTTTATCCCGGTGGAGAGAAATGGCGGGCCGAATGGCGCTAGCATACAGCCGTTAGAGAGAACAGGCTCTTTTGATGTACAGGAGTTTATGATCACCGACCTTAAGGAGTCAATACGGAAGACGATGCTTGACACTCGGTTGCCTGAACCCCAGGCCACTCCAGGCACCGCATTCGAAATAGCTGAAAGGATAAAAGAATTCCAGCAAGATATTGGCTCTGCATATGGACGAGCCATGTTTGAATTTGTTCAGCCCATGTTTAAGAGGGCAATTTCTATTTTAAATAGAAAAGGGCTAATTCAATTGCCAGATGGATTCGAAATCGACAACTTCTTGGTCCAAGTTCAGGTTGTTAGCCCTGTTGCTCAAACTCAGGCTGCTGAGGATATCCAGAAATTTATGCAGGCATATCAAATGACATCAAGTGTTAACCCAGCCTTGGCTCAGATGGCGTTTGAAATTGAGAAACTGCCTCAGTGGTTAACCGAGAAGACAGGGGCTCCGTCTGCCTTGCTAAGGGATGTTGATGTTGAGGAGCTTAAGCAAAAGCTTATTGAGATGGCTCAAGTTCAGATGCAACAAGGTCAGGGTATAGGGCAATGACAAGGCTTAACCAGTTATTAGAAGCCAGAAAGAAAGAGATTGAAGAAAACCCAATAGGCGACCTAATGGAGGAGGTTCGCCAAAATCATAAGGATGTAATCAGTAATGTGAAGTCTATTGCTGCGTTTAAGGGGGATAGGGAAGCAACTCTTGCCGCAATAAAGTCACTTGAGACCGAAAAGGTTCGCGCGCTAATGGAGATTGATGATGCTCAAGCAAGATTGGAAAAAATGGCAAAAGATGCGATTTTGCGGGCGGATAATAAAATCACACAGGCATTGGAAAAGATTAAGGTTCCACAGAAAGATGATGTGGGCAAGAAAGAGGGCGCAGAGGCCATAAGGGCATTTAACACAAAGATATCAGGCCTACAAAACAACATGCTTGATATGAATGATACGATGCTTAGAATATTGGGAGCCCTTCAGTCGCCAAAGAAGATTGAGTTTGATGATGATGGAATGCCGATAGGAGTATCTATAAATGGATAATCGTGATAAGCTTAAGTCTCGTTATAGGGCACAAGGGCACAATTTAATTTAGCGAGTAACCCATGACTAATACAGTACTTTTAAGCAACCAAACTTTTACTTCGGCCGATGTTATTAACGGTCCAGTTGACTCTAATGGTTCATATAAGATTTATGTTTCGCCAAAGCAGTCGGTAGCCAATTCCATTACCTCCCTTGAGGTTATTGTGAAATATTCTAATTCCACTCCTGTTCCAGGTCAGGAAATAACAAACTACAGCTTTAACACAGTAGTAGAGACTGAGGACTCAGCCGGAGAGTGGCATCCTATTCATGCGCAAATTGCAGAATGGAGGCCAAGCTCTAGCCAAACAGAGCAAACGCATATTTTAACATATGGCCCTCACATTATGAACTTCGACGCCAGCTCGCCCATGGATACCGATGTAGGCGGAGATGTTATATCAAGAGATCATCACAAGCAGGGAATTCTGCCTGATGATTTTCGTGTATTGGTTATGTACAGTGAAAAACGTTTTGGCGATCCGGGACAGTTTCAAGGTATAGACCTCTCGGTTTCGTTTAACACATATGCGGTGTAAAGATGGCAGTAGTTAGCGTCAGCGCAGACAATACTAGGATTGAAGACTCAGAAGCAACAACTGGGTGGGCAAGTCGTGGTGGGGGCGCTGGCGCTAGTGCCGAAGTGCCTTTGGCGTACCAGGGAACAAATACTGTAAACCGCAAAATAACCTCATCAACTGGGGCGGGGTTTGAATATGTTCCGACAAGCGATAGTGGGACCACACATGATATGACCGCGGCCGCAAAGGCGCATTGGATGGTGAAGCATATTGTAACTGATGCGAATGGGCTGCGATCAAATGACGGGTTAAGGGTTTATATAGGTGATGGCACAAACGAGTACGCCTTTATAACTGCAGGAACAGACGCTGTAAAAAATGCTTATGACGAGTACTTATTAAGGACGGCAACAGTAATTGTTCCAGTGAATCCTAACATTGTAGGATATAGAGATTCAACCCACTCAGGAACTGGCGTGTCGCTAACTGCTGTTGATCTTTTTGCTATTGAAGCCGAGTTCGCCAGCCCCTCGGCAAAATCAGAAAATGTAGGTTTAGATGCGATAGACCTTGGAACTGGATTGACACTTGTTGGGGGCGACGGAGTGAGCGCAGATGGTAACTGGTCTGATTTCGTTGATGAAGATGAGGGAACGGTTAATAATCGCTGGGGCTATGCAAACTCTATTTACGGAACATCTGGGGTTATATTTTTCTTTGGGACTATGACGATAGGATCGGCCACTGCAACAGAATTTGCTGGAACTGGGGTAGTCCTTTGGCCAGATGGTCTATTTGATTCAGGATTTAGTGGCGTTTCGGCGGACTTGCAGAGCGCTTCCACTGTGATAGATGATACGGCAACTCATATATCTTTAGGAACCACAAACACCACAAACACCAGAGCTGACTATACATGGACAGGGACATCGGGAACAGGAACAGCGTCGCATACCTTAAGAAATTTTAGAAACTATACAATGACTAGCGCGGTAACAATAGATGGCGCTAACATAGCTTGTGATGACCTGACACAGGCCGGAGGCACTATAGATAACTGCATATTTGAGACAAACAGTTTTGCTGGAGATGGGTGGTGTAGCGATCCAGACTTTGGTGAAATAAGTAACACTACTTTTAATCAAGCTGGAGCGGGGCACGCCTTTCAGATAACCTCCGGAACGTCTCTTACCTTTGATAACCTAACGTTCTCAGGGTATGGGGGGACAGTAGGCTCTAACTTGGTTGCAAATAGCGGGCCAAACGATGCTGCGTTTTTTAACAACACAGGGGGGGCGCTTACAATAACAATTGATGGCGGCTCAAATTTTAGTGTTAGAAACGGGATAGGCGCAACGACCACCGTTGTCACGGGGGCGGTTGCACTTGAGGTAACGTGTATTGACTCAGTATCTAAAGCTGCGATACAAGGCGCTAGGGTTGTTGTTTTGGCTGGGGCGGTGGGTCCACTGCCTTTTGAGGATTCAGTAACAATAACGCGCTCTGGATCAACGGCGACCGTAACTCATACGGCTCACGGGCTTTCAACAGGATCAGAGGTTGTCATAGCTGGAGCTGATCAAAGCGAATACAACGGACTGCATCCTATAACAAGTACAGGAGCAAACACGTACACATACACAGTTTCAGGCACGCCGACCACACCGGCAACGGGAACAATAACCTCAACAGCGGTTATTTTAAACGCCCTAACAAACGCAAGCGGCGTCGCGAGCGACACAAGAAGCTATGCAAGCAATCAGGACTTTACTGGAACGGCAAGAAAGAGTAGTGTGGTAGGAAATCTTTATGTTAATTCTCCTTTTACGGGAACTGTGGACAATTCAACCGGCGCAGCTTTAACACTATCAATGATAAATGACGGGTAACAACCATGACAGATTATGTATTAAATTATGATAATGAGGCGACAGGCCCTTTTACAGAGGGAGAAATTCTAACGTTTGGTGGAGCAGCGACAGCTGAGCTCATTAGGCTTAAAGACTTTGGCAGTGTCGGAAAAATGTACATTACCCTTCTGAGCGGCACTCTTCCGGTGGACAATGAGACTATCACTGGGGGCACATCCTCTGCAACTGCTGATGTTGATGGGGCTCTTGGTGAGACTCCTTATCCAGCTAATATACACAATGATTTAGCAATCGACGGCTCTAGTAATGTTACCTGGACAGGGCCCGCAATAGGAACCACACACTCATGCAACTACGACAACGAAGCTTCAGGTCCATTTACTTTGAATGAAGTTTTAACATTTAGCGGGGGAGGAACGGGCGAGCTTATAGAGCTTACCGACGGGGGGACAACAGGAAGCATAAGGTTTAGGTTAATTACACTTCCGGCCCCCGTAGACAATGAGACCATCACCGGAGGAACGTCCTCTGCAACTGCAAACGTTAATGGCGCAGTGCATAATAGAACGTATCTTCCTTTGCATTTGCATAGATGGCTTAGTGACTTAGGAGATGACGAGCGTCCAGAAGGGGATGATATCCTTTCGGCTATATCGCCTACAGGATCGGCACGTAACACTGATGATATTATTGATTTATTGGGCAATGTGAATATTACGAATACTGTAGCTCAACATTTATATGGGGGATCTGTTTCTCAAGCTGGTGGTGACACTCTTTATTCAGGTATTAATATCAATGCGATTGCATCCGCCGATACGCAGCCAACTCTTATTCAAAACGATACGGTTTTGACAAACTACTGGGGGAATGGATACAACCCAGACCCAATTAAAGGCGCAATTCGCATATTGATAAACACGCGATTAAGCGGCGTAGACATTGATGGAAAGAGAATACGCGGCCTACTCCACGAGCTGGGTGATAGTTACTTCCACGGGAATACGACACTTGGGTCCGGCGAGACTGAGCTTGGATTGTTCTCGACAACAGATACTAATAACCAAACTGCTGCGGCAACTATTTCCACATGGTCAGACATTACTATTGCTGAAGGATTCCAAACCATTGATCATAACAATGGAAATGGTAATCGTGAGTATTACCAAATTATTGATGCGGGAACTAGAACAAAGTCCCAAGTTCATGAGCGCGGAAAGTGGATACAACGCAGAGGAACAGCAGAAACACTGCACGGCAGAGATGCGGCCTTGTTTATTGGCGCCAATAGGAATTTTGCTTATGACGGTGAAACCGGAGGGCCTTTTATAGAAGACGAGATTATCGCCTGGGGAACTTCATTTGACTATGATAATGAGTTAAGCGGCCCATTCACTGTGGGTGAGGTTGTTACATTCTCTGGCGGGGCGAAAGGTACCTTGCTTTATTTGAATGACGCTGGATTGACAGGGACTATGGTGGTCGCGTTAGAGACGGGCATACCCGCCAATGACGAGACCGTAACGGGAGTAACATCAGCGGCCACTTGCGATGTTAACGGAGCGGTAAATAACACTGGGGTTGCCGGGGGAACTGGGCTTCTTTTAGCGCTGGATGATGACGGAACAACGGGTAATTTCTATTACCAATCATTAACTGGTCAGGACCCTGAGGATGATCTTCCTATATATGGAAGGACCTCTAATGCAACCTGCTTAGTGAATGGAACTCCATCATCAAGGGTTATTAATAACAACTGGATTGGGCTGTTTACTGGATCAGCATTCCAAACCAACTACGGTATCGCGTTAGATAATGACATTGCAAATAGCGATGACATATTTATCGATTTGGCTGATACTCAACAAGCACCTCCAAACAATCAAACGGGTATCGTAAGAAACTTAGTGTCTGGGGATTATGTTATTGTCCTTCCTTATGATGGAGTAGCCACGGATGCAAACGGAGACCCGGAGCCTGACTTTAATCAAATGGCGGTTAATGGCGCGCTTACTGCAGGCTCAACCTCTGTTGTTGTTGACGCCATTCCTGATAACACTCCGCAAGTCGGAAAGGTTCTTTTGGACAATGGAACTACATTTATCACTCTTCCGTACACGTCTCATGACGGCTCTACAACATTTACCCTTTCTGGTACAGTTGGCGAGTCAATATCAGATAATGCAGACGCGATGGTTGGATATGTGGCCCAGGTTGCAACAGCTACGTCTCACTCTTATACAGCAGTTTATGGCGGTACTCCTAATCAGGTTATAGCTAAGGTTGTTCGTGGAAGTTCTCAAGGCAGTTTAATCAAGCCGTCTTACCAAACTCCTTCGTTTGGCACTAGTGGTTTTGACGTGTCTGCGAATAGGCAGCCAGACGAATAATAGGTTTACATGACAGTCAGCGTTGGTTGGTACTCAGATCAGATAATTGATGTAGAAATATCAGACCTTACCTTTGATAGGGTTGATCCTGTCACTAGTCGCAGTATCTATAAGCTAAACATAGATACGCTCAGGAGAACCCTGAGTGATCTGTATGCTGCTGAAGAGGGGGCTGCGGCTCAGACTCCGTATTTTCATGAGACCGAGACGACATTTGGCGGGGTTACGTATGCCCGAAAGATACAGATTTTGTCACCATACAAAATAAGGTTTGAAGACGGGCAGTACGCTGTTGAGTTTGAGGGGGCTAACAATAACGTACAAGACGTTGCCATAGTCAACCAGGTTCAACTCCGACCAAATAACTCGACAGGACTAAGTGTTCCGCAGTTTAATCCTGCAGTTGATACTGTTGAAGGTTCATTAACTTATGACGAGGCTATAAGAATAATACTTGCGGCAAATGCTGGGAAACTTTCAGGAGCTGCTGGGACTACCGTTTCCATAAGGGATGCGGCAGATAGTAAGGATAGAATTGTTGCCACAGTGGACTCTTCGGGTAACAGAACCTCTGTAACTTTAGATGGATCATAATGTTTGCACCTAGGTATTTTGCTGTTAGGCATTTTGCGCCTCGATACTTCCCCCCAAGCAGTGAGGATGAAACAAGGGTTATTCCTAGCGGCGCTCCGTGGTGGGTAAGGGAGTTCATACTCAGAAACAAAAAAAACAAAAAGAAGAAAGAAATTCTTGCAAGACTATTGTTATTAATCGAATAAAGGAGGCACTAATGTTCGACCAAGGATATACCAACCCACTCGGGTTTGAGGAGGCAAGTCAGGGCAAAAGCCCTGTTGATGTTCAGGAGGAGATTTTTAAAAAGAAGTCAAGGGAGAGATACGAGTATTGCCTTAAAATGGCTTCGATATTTAAGAGCAAGCAGGGAAAGGAGGTGCTCTCAGTATGGAGAGAGAACACCATAGAAAGTTCGTCTTTCTCACCGACCCTTGCCCAGCAAGTAGGATTAGACGCGGCTAATGCGCATGCATATGCTAGAGAAGGGCAAAACGCGTTTGTAAGAGACATTGAGAGCTGCATAGAAATTGCGAGAACATGCAAAACGTTGGACCAATTTACTGCGGCTATCAATCAATTGGGCACTGTTAACAAAATATAGGAGGACTTATGACAGAAGAAACCCAAACCACTGAGTCGGTTAATGAAGACTCAGAACAGGTGGAAAGCACCGAACCTGCGCAGGATACTGCTCAGGCAAGCGAGCCTAGCGCCAACTCTATGCTTAATGGGCTAGAGGAGGGAGAGGGGTTGTCGTTTGATTTTACCTCGGGCGAAAAGCCCGAAGGATTTCCAGACGAGTATTGGAACCAGGATGAGGGGTCGGTAAACGTTCAGGCTCTTTTCGAGGGACACAACAAGCAGGAAAAAATAGCTAAGGACCTGCGGGCAAAGATGGGCAAGGGGACGCATAAAGCACCCGAGTCATCGGATGAATATAGTTTTACCGTGCCAGAGGGCGCAGAGGAGCTTTTTCCATCTGATGATCCCATTATATCTTCTGCTAAAGATGCGGCTCATAAGTTTGGGTTAAGTCAGGATCAGTATGAGGGCTTTATGGGGGAAGTTGCTTCTTCTGTTTTAGAGCTTCAAAAAAATGCATCAGACCCAAATAGCGAGCAAAATGAAGTTGCTATGAGGGAGCATATACAGAGCGAGATAAAAGCAATCGGCCCAAATGGAGCGCAGGTTTTACGAGCTGTGGATAGCTGGGCAAATGAACTCTTAAGTGAAGGAACCCTTAATGAGCAGGACGTGGAAACCCTTCGTGAGGAGGGACTTACTAGCGCCAAGATGGTTCAAATGTTCAACAGGCTAAGGTCTCGAATGGGCGGTGGGCAGATTCCCTCCTCATCCTCCGATGACGGCCTTCCTCCCGATTCTGAAATTGCCGACATGATAAACAAGGCCTATGAATCAAGAGATGAAAAGAAAATCAGAAAAGCAGAGGACATGCTTGATAAAAGAAGACAATTAGGAAGGCCGGAAAAGCTTAGCTTTTAGGTCGATAAAACAACTGGGGCTTGCTTTTTGCGGCCCCTTTTGTCATTATAGAGTAGAAACGACCCGAGAGCTAAAGGCTTTACCGTGCTGCACGGCCCTAAAAAAAGATACTCGGCCCTATCGTATCAAATCAAAAATTGTTATTTAACCACTTAATGGAGAATTGCTATGTCTACGCAAGCAAGTACTAACTTCATTACGTCTTTTGATACGCTTGTAAAAAAACAGTATCAGGGCAAAATGAAGCTACGGAATACGGTTCGTTTAAAAACTGGAATTAAAGGTTCTAGCCACGAATTTCCCGTAATTAATAAAGGTGTCGCAACTTTGCGGGTACCTCAAACTGACGTTACCCCAATGAATGTTGGACACGGAAAAGCCGCAGCAACAATCGAAGATTGGAACGCAGCTGACTATTCTGACATTTATGACCTATCAAAATTAAACTTTGATGAGCGTCAGGAGTTAGTTGACACAGCAACTATGGCGATAGGTCGCCGGCTAGATCAATTGATTTTAGACGCGGTATCCGCTGGAGCTAACGCAACTAAGGTTGATAAAAGTGTTGGTGGAGCCGATACGGGCTTAAACCTAGCTAAAATTGTTCAGGCTAAGCGACTAATGGACGATAATGGCGTGCCCAGTGATGGTCGTCGTCATATGGTTGTTTCAGCTAGAGCTATTGAGCAGGCTTTGCAAGAAACGGAGTTGGCAAGTGCCGATTACAACCTTCTTATGCCACTAATGCGCGGTGAAATCACTGACTTCTCAGGGTTTAAATTCCACATGATTGAAACTCGTGATGAAGGCGGATTGGCTTTAGCTACCAATACTCGTGACAACTTTGCTTGGCATGAAGACGCTGTTGGCTTGGCTCTAGGCCTTGATATGCGCACAGAGGTTAATTACATTGCAGAAAAGACCAGCACTTTGGTCAACGCTATCTTTAGCGCCGGATCTGTTGTAATTGACGACCGCGGTGTATTCAATGTTGAAACACACGAAGCCTAATCAATTAAAGGTAAAATAGGAGTAATATTATGGCCTTTTCGATCGACAACTTTGCCCCAGTGGGCAATACATCTAAGCCTCTAACCGGGTTTGGAACAGCCACCTTGAAGGGAGCACCTTCTGTTTGGTCTTTCGCAACAAACGATCTACTTACCGTCGTTCGTGTTGATGAATACTTTAACAGTGTTGCTCAAATGTTGAATGTGGGTGATTTGATTTATGCGGTTTGTGATACTGATGGAACGCCTGCCCCAACGCTACTGTACGTAAATGCAGTGGATAAGGCAGCTGGAACCGTTGATGTCGCTGATGGTACTGCAATTTCAGTTACTGACACTGACTAATATAAAGGCGGGGCGGCCTGGATGCCGCCCTCGCCCTTATAAACACAGAGGTTAACATGGCTACTAGTGATATCGATATAGCATCTCAGGCTCTAGGCCTTATTAGAGCTGAAACAATCTCTAGTTTTGATGACGGAACAAACGAGGCAAACATAGCAAAGCTATACTACTCTGACTTTGTTCAGGATATCTTAACAAGATACCAGTGGTCATTTGCCATAAAGAAAAGATTACTAAATCAAACCACAGCCCCGTTAAATGAGTGGAGGAATGCCCACATAATACCGGCAGAAGCTCTTAGGGTTTGGTCGCTTTTTGATAGCGGAGCGGTAGGCGCTAGGCCTATAAATAATTACGACATACAGGCTCCAGGCGGAGGGAGGGTTGCAATGAGCAACCAAGAGACGCTTTACGCCGAATATACTGTATACACCAGCGAAACAAACTGGCCCGGGTATTTTACACAATTTGCAATATATGCCTTTGCTTCATTGATATGCGTCCCGGTCACAGATGATGATGACCTGGCTCAAAAGATGCACTCATTAGCATGGGGAAGTCCATCTACCGGAGAAAAAGGTGGAAAGTTTTCTGTCGCCTCGTCCCTAGATGCTCAGCAGCGTCCCCCTGAAATTGTCAACAACAGCCCGTTTATTGAAGCAAGGTTCAGTTAATGCCTAAGTTTACTACTATACAGCAAAGGTTTACTCAGGGGGAGCTAGACCCGTCTATGCTCGGTAGGGAAGATATAGACCAGTATTTCGGAGCCTTATCAACTGCCAAGAATATATTGACGCTTCCACAGGGTGGGTTTAAGCGTCGCCCTGGACTGGAGCATATAGATAGGGTTCTTGGCAATATAACAAAAATATCTGGCGGCTCTATTACGGAAACAGCGCCACGTGGCGGGACGGCATCCAACGCAAGTGACCAGGATAGCGGAACCAGCTTAACGACCACTACAAACATAGGAACCATAAACCCCTACGTTGTAGCTCATTATGATCTAGGGTCTTTGCAGGATATAGGGGTTGTTTATATTCAAGGCTTAGCATTTGATGCATCAGGAACTAGTTCAGAATTTTTTATACAAGTAAGCGTTGATGATGCTGCCTGGGTAAACGCAGGAGAGTTGCTTACAATAACAGACGCAGCTAAGGACTATAGCCGAAGGGTCCACGGTTCGTATAGATACGTGAGGCTTGCCAGAATAGGCGCAACGGATCTAGGTTCGCTTAAGGTAACGCTAACGGGGATGGATGTAGCGACAGAGACTGGACTAAGTGATACTAGGTGTATTAACTTTGAATTTAATGTAAGTCAGACTTATAAAATAATTGCAAGCGACAAGAACCTTGCTTTCTACCAGGGAACAACATACTTAATTGATATATACAATCCCGAAATAACAAACTCGATGTTGTCAGAAATAGACTGGGAATCTGAGGCAGATACGTTAATAATATTTCATAGGGATATTCAAACTCTAAAGTTCCTACGAAGCGGAGCAAATGATGTTTGGGAGAAGGGTGTTATTGAGTATAAGAGCCCACCAACTCATGACTTTGGGGCCGTTACCGTTAGTGGAACAATGACTCCAAGCCACACATCAGGAACTGGAAGGACTATTACAGCCAGCGACAACATATTCACCGCATCAATGGTTGGGTGGACTATCCATTTTAATGCAGGCTATGCCAAAATAACAGCGTACACTAGTGCGACTTTAGTTACAGTCGATATTATAATCGACTTTGTTGACACTACGGCCCAGGACGATTGGGAGTTAAGGGAGCCGATATGGACCTCTTCAAAGGGATATCCTGGACATGGAAGGTTTTTCCAAGGGAGATTTTGGGTTGACGGCGGGAAGTCTAGACCATCCGTTGCTTATGGATCTATAGTCAATGACTTCTTTAATTTTGACTTCGGCAAAGCTTTAGATGATGAAGCCGTGGGGCCGCTATCAACGGGATTCGATGACATTGAGGCGATATACCCAGGCCGCGCGCTAATGTTCTTTAGCTCGGGCGGGGAGTATGTCGTAACGCAGACTCTTGGAGAGCCAATTACCCCGTCAAATTCAGGGATAACAAAACAAAGCTCCCTTGGTTCTGAGCAAGGATTCAGGCCGCAAGAGGTGGAAGGTGGGGTCCTTTACATCCAAAGGCAGGGAGCAAGTGTTCAGGAGTTTATATTCAGCGATGCTGAGCAAGCATTCGCAAATAACTTTGTGTCTATTCTATCGAGCCACCTTGTTACGGGGCCGGTTGATTTCTCACTTAGAAAAGCAACCTCAACAGAGGAGGGGGCCTACGTTCTTCTTGTTCGAGACGATGGGTCGCTAACCATTGCGAATATATTGCGATCCCAGGGTATTACTAGCTTTGTTAGGTCGGAGACCACGGGATCATTTAAATCCTGTGGGGTGGATGTTGAAGATATGTACTTTGTTGTTGAAAGAACCATAGACGGGGAAACGGTAAATTGGCTTGAGAGATTTAATAACGATCACTTTATGGACGCAAGCACCAGAGTTACTACCGGACTTCCAACGGACACCTTTGGTGGACTAACTCATCTGGAGGGAGAGGAGTGCAGGGTTCTTGCTGATGAGTCTATACTTGGAAACGAAACGCCAGCGTCTGGATCGGTTACCATAGATAGAGACGCAGAGACATCAATGGAAATAGGCCTGAACTTTGAAGTGGAGGTTATTGACCTTCCGGCGGCTGCTTCAATAGGTTCCGAGGCAAGCTTAATGGGGAGAAAGGTAAATATATCAGAAATCAGCCTTCGATTGAGAGAAACATCTGGTATTTCTATCAACGGCAAGTTAATTTCATTTAGGGGGTTTGGTCCTGCAGGTGGAGGGAGTCCGCTTGACCTCCCCCCGACTAAATTCACTGGCGTAAAAAGGACTCTTGGTTGGAGTGGCTGGAGTGAGGACGCCCAGGTTACTATAACGCAAGACGACCCATTGCCCATGACAGTGCTAGCAATTAAAAAAAGGTTGAACACATAATGGCAGAGTTAATGATAATTGGAGGGTTGGCTGCTGGAGGCGGTGCAACAGCAGGGCTAACGGGATTAATTGGAGGTACCGCTATAGGGGGGTCTTTAGTTTCGGCGTTTTCCCAAAAGAAAGCTTTTGATATGCAAGCAAGGCAGTCTGAGTTCAACGCAAAGCTTGAGAGGCTAGAGGGTAGAAGGCAATCACTTGACATTTCAAGGCAGCTAGAAAGAGACCTGGCGAGTCAAAACGCTTTATTCGCGGCAAGAGGCGGCGGAGCCGGTGAGGGATCTGCGCTGGCAGTTGCTGGAGAGTCACGCAGTGCGGCGTCGGAGGCGATTGACAACGCTAGGTTTAATGCAAGTGTTGGTGCCCTAGGGAGGGAGCAGCAGGCTAGCAATCTAAAAGCACAAGGAAAGGCGGCCTTAATAAAGGGAGTAACAGACGTGGCAATTACTGGAGCAAAGTTAGCAGGCGGAGGCGTTTAATATGGTAAGAAATGTTCCAATAAGCAGACCAACAGTTTCTTTTAATACAAGGTTTTCTGGTGCCGAGGGCGGCGGGGCTATAGGTCAGGCTATAGGTCAGGCAGCAAAGGATATTGCAGGAGAGGCGCAAAGGTATCAGGCCAAAGCGGCTGAAACCGCCTTTATTAGAGGGCAGACGCAGCTAAGCAACGAGATATCAAAGATAGAGCGGGATAACGTATCTGACCCTGATTCTATTATGCGTGGAGTTCAAGAGTTTTCCGACGGATTTCTGTCGGAGGTTTCTGATCCTAATGTACGTGCCAGGTATGAATTACAGATATCTAAGGCTAGTCAGTCAGCAATATCGAGGGCCACGTCCAAAAGAAAATCAATAATCAACGAAGAGTCAAAGTTTGAAAACCTTCAGGCTCTTGGCTCGGTACAGGATAACGTTCCAAATATAGCTGCCGGCCTTCTTAGCCAGGACCAGGCTATTTCACTTTCTGCTGCCGAGGAGTTTCAAGAGTCTATGCTGAGGGTTAATCAGCTTATGTCTTCAACTGATACGGATGGGGGACCTTTGTTTTCGGCTGAGTTTAGGTCTAATCAAATAAATCAGTTCAAAGAAACGGCATTGGTTGGGGCTGCTACTTCATGGCTCAGCGCCCAGCCAGATAAAAAAGAAGCACTAAAGAGACTTGAAAGTGGTGAGCTGGAAATAAGGCTTCCAAATTCCGAAGGGGGAGAAGACTCCATTAATGTAAAAGAGGCTATGGGCCCTGATGGAATTAGGGTTATACAGGGTGAAGCTAATCGGCAAGTGGCGCAGCAGGAGGCTGAATTGCTTGACTCCCTTGAAGCGCCTTTAAGGGATCAGGTTTCAAATCAAAATAATTTAGCTGGAATGATTTCAGACGTTAGTATTCCTATAGACGAAAAGATAGTAACATTAAATAAAATGGATCTAGAGGGCTCAATAAGATCTGACTATGCGGCGGAAGCAAGAAGGCTTCTTAACTCACAAAGATCGCCGGCATCAAAAGCAAAAAGCATACCAGACTTGGAGAAGTTTCAGGCGTTTGCGGACCTAGCTGATGACAGGAAGGCTTTATCCTTAAAGCTAGGCGGAGATATTGATGGTGTTAACAAGGTTACGCTGAACAATAAGCGGTTAGGTGACTACCAAGACTATCAGGTTAAAGTAATGAAGTCCCTTAACCAGGGCAAGATTACAGAGGGGGAGGCTAAAACACTAACATCAGGAATGTCAGGCGCAATTGACGAGGCGATCCAAGAGAAGAGAACAACGGGGCAGGGATTCTCTGTTTTTCCGGGAATCCAAGATGTTACCGGAGCTGGTCTAAATAAGGTAGATAGCTATCTAGAAAACACAGGAAGATCCGGAGACGTTTCCTCGCGGAAAAAGCTTCTACTTGCCTTTAATGAGAACCTTGGTGCCTTTGACGATAGGGGAAACTATGTTCCCACTGGAGAGTATGAGTCTACTGGATCTACATCTCAGGACGAGAAGGTTGTCTCTCATGCCATGAGGCTGGCCATACAAAAAATAAATAATGATAATTTTGTTGGAATCATTGATGACCAAGATCCCCCAAATCAAGTTATTAGAAAGCCACTTGCGCCGGATGTTGATAAGCAGTTTTCTACTATAGACGAAATGGAAGCGGCGGATCTTCCGGTTGGAACCATTGTGTCGGTAGGTGGAGTAGTAGGGAGGGTTGAATAGTGCCCTTTGCTCCCTTAGAACAGCAACCAGAAAAAAGGCGATTTGTTCCGTTGGATTCAAGGCCTCGCTATAATTACCTCGAGCCAGAAGATGGCTCCGAAAAAGAAAACATACTATTTGAGTCAACGGGAGAGACGGTGTCGGCCCCAATTGGAGCGGGAAGAGTCTTGTCGTCACTTGAGGCTGATGACTTGTTCGAGTCCTTTAAGGGGGACGCATCTGTTGGCGAGGAGACCTCTGCTGTTTTTGAAAAGCAGGCGGCTTATGTGGCTTTGGTTGCAAACGCTTATGGCCTTGTGGCCGATTCAGAAATAAATGATTTTGTGGCCGACAGAAGCAGGGCGCTAGCTTCAGCGCAGGCAAGGCAGCCTAAGTACATGAAGGAGTTTAATAGGCAGTTTGAAGAGTCGGAGGGTTTTTTTGAAACAGCCGGCGTTTTCCTTAGTAATCCCAGGGCAATAGGAAGGACCGCGATTACTAATTCGCCAAACTCTATCTTGCCATTGATAACTACGTGGATGGGAGCAACCGCTGGTGCCGCCGCAGGCGCCAAAACGGGGGCTGTTGTCGGGGGGATAGGCGGAAACCTTACTGGAGTTGGGGCGGTTCTTCCTGAAGAGGTGGTAACTATTCCCGCTGGAGCGTTAGTTGGAGGGGCTATCGGAACAATAGCTGGTGGAGCGGCTGGCGCAGTACCTGGCGGCGCTATAGTGGAAATAGGAGCTGAAATAGACTCTATGCTGCAAGAGCAAGGAGTTGATATCACTGACCCAGTTTCCGTTTTAATTGCGCTTGAGAACGACGCGCTAATGGAAGACATAAAAGAAAAGGCGGAAAGGAAGGGAATAACTACCGCATCCGTTGATGGGTTGGTCCAAATTTTCGGGGGAAGGTTTCTTAAGGGCGCGAAGCAAAGGGGGGCCGGAGCCGCTGAAAAGGCCGTAGCAGGAACAAAAGACATAGCCGTTCAGTCTATTGGAGAGGGCGCTGGAGAAGCGGCAGGGCAGTTTGCTAAGGACGGGGAGGTGAGCTTGAAAGAGGCGGCCTTAGAGGCGGTTACCGGCCTTGCTCAATCTGTTGGTCAAACGGGGATAGGTGCGACCGCCGGTCAGGTAGGTGCAGTAAAAAGAAAGGCTGGGAAGGTAATATCCGACCGAAAAGAAAAAAAAGCCGAAGAGGAAAAGGTTGTTGCAAGGGAGGTCGAGACCGCTGAAACTCAGCTTGAGGATTCCGAGCAAGCACAAAAGGAAATTGTTCAAGAAAACATTAAAGAGGTCGATGCCGCAATAAAAGAGTCAGGCGTGTCTGCTGAATCAATAGACCAAGAGGATAAGTCTATATTGGCAAGCGCAATTGAGGACATAAAGGCGGAGGTTCCTGGGGCCGAAGCAAACTTGAGCTCTCAGGTCGAAAGGATTAAGAAGAGCAAAGATAATGCTGACGCGCTACGGGTGGTTAAAGCAGCATTCAAGAGCGGGGTAAAGCTTGCTAGAGAAGACGTCGCGGCCGCGCAAACGGCTGTAATCTCTTCGCTAGAGAAGGCTGGACTTGAGGGAAAGGATAGGGCTAAATTTATAAGATCCATTAAA